CAGGTACAAGGCGTAGCGATCCGTGATCACCTGTTCTCCGATAGCCATGCCGGAACCTCCTCCTTGTTCGTGTAGTATGATCTTCGCGCTAACGATAGGGCTTCATTCATGTGCGACACCAACACGGTGAACATCTTGTCGGCTTGCTCTGACTTCCGTTTGAGGTTTTCCATTACAGCCTGCCCGCCTGGGGTCGTCACGATGTCCACCTGTACCGGGCGCGTCTGCCCAAACCGCCAGCACCTCCGCACGCCTTGATAGTACTGCTCATAGGAGTGCGATGGGAAGAAGGTCATGTGGGCGCAGTGTTGCATGTTCAACCCGTATGCTCCGATTCGTGGCTTGATCACAAGGACCCGCGAGGCTCCAGTAACGAAGGAGATCAGCCGTTCCTCCTTCTCATCGTCTGAGTTGCGCCCCGCTACCTGAACTGACCCCGGAATGAGTTTCTCTAACAGGTCGCCCTCATCGTTCAGGTGGCACCATACAATAGCTGGTTGTCCCGTACCGTTGACAAGGTCCGCGACGCGCTCACATCGCTCCGTAATCGTTCTCCGCGCCTCCTCCCGCTCTTCCCATAGGCCCGTAGCCGGAATATCGAACAGCCACCCAGATCTGATCGACTGCGGTTGAATCAGGTGTTCCGTTTCCCGCAGTTCCGGCAGAATGAACTTGCCGTCGTCAAAACCCAGATCTGATGGAGTTCGCACCGCCCGCGCCCACGAGCAGACCCAGCGCCAGAAGTGATCCTCCGCGTGCCCCTTCAACCGCCATCCGATCTGCTTCCCGCCGTTCTGCCCCGTCCACTTTGCGTGCGCCTGAATCGAGGTTCGCTCATCATTCTTGAAGAAGCGCCCCATCATGTCTGTGCGGTCCAGGTAGCCCAGCGCCTCACTTGACGTCCCGAGTTCGATGTAGTCATTCGGAGCTGCCGTCGCTGTACATAGCAAGCGATACGGGATCTTCCGCAGGAACTTCGTCACGATCTCGCGGCGCTTGCCGTCGAATGCCTTGATCGCGCTCGACTCGTCGCATACCGCGCCCGCGAAGTCCTGCCAGTTGAAATGCTGTAGCCGCTCGTAATTCGTGACGGTGATCTTCGCAGGCACAGCCCCATCGCTCGACCGCTTGACCTCTATCCCGAACTTCTCGCCCTCGCGTATCGTCTGATAACTGACCGCAAGCGGCGTGATGATCAGGACCGGCTTCCCCGTCTGCCGCACCACGTTCTCTGCCCAGACGAGCTGCATCGGTGTCTTCCCAAGCCCGCAGTCCGCGAAGATCGCCCCGCGTCCCTTCCGACAGGCCCACTCCACAAGAGCCACCTGGAAGCCGAACAGGAAGTCCGGCATCCAGACGGGATCGAATCCGAACTCTCCGCCCAATTGAGTCTTTCGTTCCAGGAAGTCTGCGTATTCCCTTGTCACTCAATCACCTCTGCCGATTTGCGCAATTCTCTGAGGAGTGTCGTCAGCATCCCCGCTTCCGTCGCCTCGCCGCCGACCGTGGCCGCCGTGACGACCGCCCGCTTCTTGTCGATGAGATCGGCGATCTCCTCCTCGATCGTCTGCCCGGCCAGCAGATACCACGCAGTGACACTGTCCTGCTGGCCAATGCGATGAAGCCGATCCTCCGCCTGATCGTGGATGGCCGGCGTCCACCCGAGTTCGATGAAGGCCACATTCGAAGCCGCCGTCAAGGTGAGGCCCAGGCCGCCAGCCTGGAGGGAAACGACCATCAGCCGACAGCCCGCCTCTGTCTGAAACCGCGTCACGTTCCGGTCTCGGACCTCGCCACTGTCCTCGCCCAGCAGCCGGGCCGCCTCGGGGAATCGGTTGAGCAGTTCCTTTTGGACGGCGATGTGCTGAGCGAAGAGCACCAGCTTCTGGCCGCTCTCCAGGAACTCCGTGACCCATTCCGCGACAGCCTTCATCTTCCCTTGGACGCAGAGCTGTTTGAGCGCCTCGATCCTCACGAGTTGCTCCGCGCGCTCCGCTTTCGTCTCAGCCTCAGCCATGCGCTCCGCTTGGCGTACCTTAGCCTCTTCCTTGGTCAGGCCGCGCAGCGAAGCGCGAAACTCCGAATCGGATGCCGCCCGCTCGCCAACCCAAGAGACGATGTCAGCCTTCGCCCGCTCGTACTCCTTGCGATTCTCGATCTCCAGCGGGACCACCGTGCGCCGCTTGGCTGGGAGTTCAGTCAGCACATCCTTCTTCTCCCGGCGGACGAAGCAGCAGGCCCGCAGCCGCTCGTTCAACTCGCCAAGATTCGAGGCCCCGCTGAAGTCCCAGCCGAACCCCGTGTGCTGCGCGTCACAGTAGCGGTGCACGAACTTCCAGAAGCCGCCCAAGTCGTCCAGCCGGTCGAGGACCGCGAGTTGTGACGCCAACTCCAGCGGACGGTTGAGGACCGGAGTCCCTGTCAAGAGGAGCACGTACTCGGCACCCTTCCGCAGAGCCATGACTGCCTTACTTCTCATAGTTTTCGAGGCTTTTAGGTAGTGGCTCTCATCGGCTATGAGCGTCCGGAAGCCAACCTGGAGTAGCTTCTCGACATGGGAGGCGAGCACCTCGTAGTTCACGATCACGATATCCGCCTCGTAGAAGGAGGTTGGCGCCAGCGCCCGGCCGTCGAGGATGTGCACCGTGCGCCCCGGTAGCCACTTCAGGACTTCCTTCCGCCAGTTGAGCTTGAGGCTGGCCGGGCACACGACGACCGCGCGGTAGCCGCCCGTCGCCTGGATTGATGCAAGAGCCTCCACCGTCTTACCCAACCCAGGTTCGTCCGCGATGAGCACCCGTTTCGCTTTGACGACGTAGGCGACCCCCGCCTTCTGGAATGGGAGGAGCGTCCCGCCAAGCCCCTGAACTTCAAGATCCGCGTCGTGCGCCGAGCTGATTGCCGTCATCTCCTTAGCAGTCTGTAGCCGGGTGGAGAGTTCGGCGAGTGCCTGATCCGATACGTCGAAGGCCTGCGCTTCGGAGAAAGTCCGGAGCGCGGTCATCGCCCCGAGTTCGGTGGGAACGTGCCACTGCTTCTGTTCCTTGTCCCACCTGCGCCCCGGGACGCTGCGGATCGCCTCGACGAGAGCGGGGTTGTAGGAGAACGTGATCAGGAAGCGGCCATCCACGAAGTCGATGACCCGCACATCCTTGGTCGTAGGGGCCGGCGGGAAGTCCTCGGGTCTCGGTTGCGGGATCTGGGAGACCTCGATTCCGAGGCCTGCCGTCACCTGTCCCGCGTACTTCTGAATCAAGTGCCAAGCGGCATTCGCCTGTTTGAAGCTCCACTTGGCCGGCATGACCTCAGCCATCTTGTGCCCGAAGTCAGTATCGAACTTGTTGAAGCCCTGCCCGTCCTTCGCCGCTGCCCCGTCACAATTCCCCGCGAGGAAGTCCACGATATTGTAGAGCTGTTCGATCGTTGACAAGGTCGTGGTATCCATCAGACTTTCACCATCCCCGCCTGAGAGTGCTCTGCATCTCTACTTGACACCAGGCTCTGACCCACGGCGATCGTCCGCGGAACCGCCTGAGGAGCTTCTGCATCCCCGCCAGGTGATCCGCGCAGATGTCCGGCCAGATGTCGAGCCACACGGCGTCGTACCGTGTCCCGCGTTTCGGCGACCACTCGAAGAGGTCCGCGTGGACGATCTCCAAGCGAACCCCGCGAGAGGATGCGAGCGCCGTGTAATGCGGACCGACCAGGTTGATGACATCCTGTTCGATCTCGACGACGACGATCTCCTTGATCCCTTCTCTCTGTAGCAATGCACCGAGAACGACTCCCAACCCCAAGCCGCCAACCAGGACATGCGCGGCATTGTGACGTCCGATGATCGGCAAGAGATCACAGCACTCGTCCACTGTGTCCGACATGATGACTGAGCCTCTATGGAAGAGGCCGGTGTAGGTACCCGGCGGAGTCCAGCGCCCCATCGCATGCGGATTCACCAGCGCCCGCAACCGGCCGCCTTCGTTCTCCTCCACTGTGAACCGGCGAACAACCCACTCGCCGCTCACACCTTCAGGGACCGTCGAAACCGGTACCCGGATCTCCCCGCGTTCGATTCGCCAGATCATCTCTTCGCTCGCCATACCCCGCCCGCCTTTCATAGCCGTGATACCGTTATTATATACGGATCACCAAAGAATACAAGCCGTCCAGGGAGGTCGTCCGCCAATTCAGGGAATGCCCATCTCCCTCAGCGCCAAGCGGCGCCGTTCGTCACCTGCCAGTACTCCAGCACCGCCTTCGCCTCCGCTGGTGACAGGCTAGGGAACTCTGCTTCCAGCGCTCGCCGGGCTGTGCTCCGGCCCTTGTGCTCCTCAGACCCATGGAGCCACCACTCGTCGAGGAATACGAGGTGCTCGCCCTTCACGATCCCCGGCCGCAATGCTTGCCTTAGGTCAACCATGATCCCCTCCCAGTCCATCCGACCCCATGCCGAGACCGACCGACGCACACGAGAGCAGTGCGCTCGTCGCCTCTGTGCATAGCCGCATCAGGTCCCGGATGTCAGTAGACTCCAATGGCTTGCCCGCCATGTTCGTCGTGTGCACCGTCAATTACTGCCTCCTAAAGGGGGCAACTTGCAGCTAGGCTGAGCAAGGTATCCGATTGAACGGTTCCACACCCAATACCTGCCACGATACGCCAATTGACAATGGCGCGTTCTGCTATATTGCGCGCTCCTACCCAGTCGGCATGCGCGGCAAAGCCGCACGAAATGCAGCGGAACTCGGCTTGTGTGCGCCGATTGCGCTTGTCGATGTGATGGCACTCGGGACACTCACGCGAAGTATTCCGCGGGTCAATGAGCACCACCGGGACACCGGAAAGCGCAGCCTTGTAATTGATGTAGGACCGCAATTGGAAGAAGGACCAGCCATGCAGGCGGGATCGTTGCTGCGGGCCTCGAACCGTTACCCGGTCTCGAATATGCGTCAGGTCTTCGAGTGCGATCTGACGCCCGGTGCCTCGGGCCTTGGCGACGACCTGCTTACTGATCCTGTGGTTCACGTCGGCGCGGAAGTGCGCCTCCTGCCCAGACGACCGTTTGAGATGCCGCTTGGCGCTCCTGGTGCCGCACGACTGGAGACCGGCGCGGAGCGTACTATAGCGGGCGCGTATGGCTTCGACGGCATCCCCGGAATAGCTTTCCCCATCGGAATCGGTTGCAAGGTTACGAATTCCGAGGTCGACACCGAGGGTGCCATTGATCTTGATCGGAGTGCCATCTGGAACCTCGACTGTCACGAAGAGATAGAACTTGCCTGCACGGTAGACCAGATCGGCCTGACCGCGAACGCCTTCAAGACGCCCTCGGTGGTAGTCACCGACCATCACCGGGACGAGCATGCGCCCGTCGATTGCCAGGATGCTGAGACGATCCAGTCCTTTCTTGAACGAATAAAGGCGCTGATCGACGGGGATCGCGCCAAGCAACTTGAAATGGGGCCGTTTTGCCTTGTCTCGCCGGTAGACCTCGCAGACCTTTGAGATGGTGCGTACGGCATACTGGGCAGGCAGGCCGAACCGTTGGCGCAATTCGGCGTAGTAGAGGTGCTGGAGGTGGATCTTGTCAGCGGAGTGCAGATCGAAAGCACGCCCTCCGAGCCATTCGCAGGCTTCGTTGACTCGGCGCAATGTCGCCAAGAGTCGTTGCTTCTCGGCGACATTCACGACCAATTGCACTGGGGCGACAAGTTTCATAACCATAAGCGTACTACGTCTATGCTAGTTCGTCAACCCGAAAAGAAACGGCGCCTCCTCTGCCAGCTAAAGCAGCGTCCCTCTGTAGCTTGTGGATGCAGTCCCTCTCCACCTCGGCCCGTTCAGGTTGCTCGAGGGCTTCGTCCGTCGCGTCGGGCACCGACTTCTCCGCGTCTAGGATCGCGGCGGCGAGCCAACAGTCATCATCGTGTTCCCCTAGCGCCATTGATCCTCCACAGGTTGGACACCAAGAGTTCTCTTCGCGGCCACGATTCGCCCACTCGATCTCCCGCAACTGCTCCAGCGTAACGAACGCCCCGGCTGGCGCGGGAGTCACGGACTCGCCTACGGGCTTCGTGGAGATGGCGTCAATCGCCATCTGCCGACGCAGTTCAAGCGCGGCCTCTTGGCCTAATCTTCCGTCGATCGGACCGGGGGTACTTATCGTTCTTAGCACCTCTCTCATCCTCGCGTTGGCGGCCTGGAGCACCGCGAGTTCGGCGCGGGCGGCATTCGACAGTTCGCTTTCTCCCCCGAGGCGCACATCCAACTCATTCAACGCGTTCTCGATCGCTCCGCTCACGCTTCCTCCTTCACTTCTCGCACCTTGCGAACATCACGCCTCCTCGACAAGGTCTGCGACGTTCACTCCGGCAGAGCGCTCGGCTGCCGTCAGCCCGCAGGTGTCTACGTTGCCCCGGAGCAACGACACGTTGCCCCGGAGTCCCGACGCGTCGCCCCGGAGCCCATCGTGCATCCCGATGATCGCCGTCTTGCTCCGCTTCAATGCCTTCTTCACGCTTCCTCCCTCAACGCTCTCCACGCGCAGTAGGCCACGAGGGACGGGGCGGCGATCAAGGCAGCGATCACCATGAAGCTTGAGTCCAGCCCCTCGCCGGTCGTGAGCAGCAAGTCAGTGAATCTCGACTTGCGCCGAAGCTCAACCACGCGCTCGACCATCCTCGCCGTGTCGTTGCGGTTTACGGTAGGGGACCATGCCAAGGCAAGAACAACGTCTTCCGCTGGGGCCATCGTGACGCCGTCTTCAGCCCACCATCGCCCGCTACGCTCCCACCCCATCGCCTGCGCGCACTCTGCGTCGCAGACACCGGTGCCGCGAGCGATCCAGTCCTGATAGGTCGGCGTCTCCATCTACTCCACCTCCCCGAGCAAGACGAGGGCTTCGTGCAACTGCGGCAACTCGCCCGCGATGTCGTAATCCTTGTGCGCATCATGCAGTGGACACTCCCAGTTTGGATCTCCGCAGTGCGTCTGTTCTGCAAGGAGGCGCTCCATGCGTGCAACGGCAAGGTGCAGCGCCTCTCTCGCCTTCTCGATGGCCGGGTCAGGGGCGCGGCGGTTCCAGGATTCGGTCAGCAGTTCGTCTACATCGTCCTTCTCGGGCCACATCAGTTCGGTGCAGACATGACATGACCTACATTCGATGAACCTGGCCCCCGCCTTTTCTCCCTGAGTAATCTCTGTTCTGCGAGCTTCTCCTGAACAGAACGGGCAGCTCTTGAGCTTCTCAGCCATCGTCGGCCTCCTTTCGCCCGTCTCCCTTCCTGTCTTCGTCCCACGCGGCATGGCGCTCCTTCTTCGGGCCGTGTGTCACTTTCCCGGTATCAAGGTCTATGGTGCTGGCGGTGAGCGGGTGTGTGAATGCGGCAACGATGATCGCTCCCATATTCCTAATCCCCCTCAGGACTCGGATCAGGCTTCTCATGCTTCCGCCTTCGCCTTTGCGCGTATCGCGGCGGCGGCTTTTCCGAGAGCGATGTTCTCGATGCTCGTTGAGCGCCCGGAGAATAGCCCTTCGCAGATCTTCGCGGCATCTTCGAGCGCGGCGGCGCGGATGGCCTTCCGCTCTTCTGCCGCCATGAGCGCTAGCCCTTCTCCCGTCTCACGGTCCATCGCTTCGGCCTGATCTATCAACTTCATCTCCGCCTCCTATCTTCGCACGGCTAGCGGATTGCTGTGGATACATCCGCGGGCATTCGCCGGCTACTCCTCGCGCTTCCCCAGATTCGTGATCGCCTCGGCCAGTGTCCCCCGTTTGTAGAACCGCATCCCACCGCGCCCGATCCTCCTGAATGCCGGCGGGGCGATGATCCTCCCTTCGTGATGGACGTACCCGTTCTCGTCGACCGTGAATCCGTGCTCCGCTAGTTCGCTTGCGAAATTCTTGGCCGAGATATCGTGGGTCGCCCGCTTGAGCTTCGTTCCCTCTGGCATCGTCAATCCTCCTCGTCTTCCTCCGGGTCCACGTCTACCTCGTCCCCGGCATCGACTTCCTCCGGATCGAACTCGCCATCGCATCCCGGGCAGACGTAGATGTCCAGGTCGTCCTCGTACTTCAGGAGTTCTCCGCAGTCAGGACACCGCTTCACCATGGCCCCTCCCTTCACTGCGCTGGTGGGGATCGCCGGATTCGAACCGACTCGGGACTTGCGCCCCTGGCTGCGAACGGAGGAGCCAACGCCCATCGTCAACCGGGTACCCGGTGCTCCGCCGACCGTCCCTCCCTATTTGAGGGCTGATCCCCGTATTCATGGATAAGGCGACAGGCCGGACGCTACCCCGGCGTAGGTAGGCTAGGGG